ACCTGATGTGGTTACTGTTCCGCCGTAGGCTTTTTGCACTGTGCCTGAGTAACGGGCAATGACTACGCCTGAGCCGCCTGCTCCACCATTGCCGCGAGTGCCGCCAGTAATTCCGCCAGCACCAGCGCCACCACCAGTATTAGCACTTCCATTTGCACCTGCGGTTGAACTTGCAGTACCAGCGCCACCACCGCCTGCGCCACCTGTGCCACCCGAGCCACTAAATGCTCCACCACCGCCACCACCTGCGTAAGTTACAGATGAGCCCGTAATTGATACGGCCACACCTGTAGCGCCGTTACCACCAGCCGTACTAGAGCCAGCGCCACCTATTGCGCCAGCGCCACCACCGCCGCCACCACCGTAAGCGCCGCTAGTTTGAAATGGGTTTCCACCTGCATAGCCTTGATTTGCTGTACCAGTACCACCATTACCACCACCATTACCAGCACCACCACCGCCACCAGAGCCACCATTTCTATTTGCTCCTTCTGCTGTATCGGCTGAACCACCGCCGCCACCACCAGTTGATGTGATAGTTGAAAAAACTGAATTACTACCTTGAAAACCATCGCGAGTGCCATCCGTATTGCCTGCTCCACCTGCCCCAACAGTTACTGTGTATGTTGTACCTGTATTTAAAGAAAGTGCAGATTCTAAACTTCCACCGCCACCTGTTGCAGTTACAGTTGAACGCAAACCTCCTGCGCCACCGCCACCGCCTAAGCGGCCACCGCCTCCACCGCCAGCAACAACAAGGTAGTCAACAGTAAGAGTTGTTGGAGCAAGGTTTCCTGAAATGGCTGAAGCAAGAATCCCGATGATTGGCATTAGGCGATGTCACCTACGACTAAAAATGTATTTGATGCAGTGCAGATAATAGATGCCGAAGATTTATTCATTCGTAACTTTGGCGCAGTTGTCGTTGCACCTGTTGACTCGATTGTGACTCCTGCTCCCTGCGCTAGTGTTACTTGACCTGCACCAATCTGCACTATATTTATTACATCGTTGGCACTAAAGACCGATGGTGGAACTGTCAAAGTAATCGGTGAAGCGTTGTTTAAGGTAACAAGGTCATTGAGGTCACCAGCGACAAGTGTGTATGTGGTGCCAGTTTGGGCATTGATTGCTGCAATGCCACCACCAGCAGGTCCTGTTGAACCTGTTGAACCTGAAGGACCTGTAGGGCCTGTAGGACCTACTGTGTTTGGATTTGGTGTAATTCCAACTGACATTATGCTATCTCGCTTCCGAATACTGAGAACGAAGTCGTGCCGTTCGTCGAATAGATGGTTACAACATCGGTAGCATCAACTGTGACGCCACCAGTGTATGTAAATGTTGCTCCTGCTGCTAGACTTAAATTGTAAATAATGTAATGTTGATTTGCTAATGAGGCTCCATTTGGGCGCACCGCAACTCTAATTGTATCTGCATTGCTTGCGTGAGTGTTCACTGCATTTATTGTTGAAATGACTGCTTCAGTGACAGAAGGAACTGTATAAACATCAATTGCCGTTGCCGCCGCTGGCGCAGATTGTCCTAGTACTTTGTAAGTTGTTGCCATTTACATTCCACCTAACATTAGTATTCCTGGTAAAGCATTTGCATCTGACCCGCTTGCACCAGCAGGTCCAGTGCCACCCGTCGCGCCTGTCGCGCCTGTAACTCCAGTCGGTCCAGTTGCACCAGCAGGTCCTGTAGCACCTGTCGGTCCTTCAACTCCAGTTGGTCCTGTGGCACCTACAGCGCCAGCAGCACCGCTAGGTCCTGTTGCGCCAGTTGCACCTACAGCGCCAGCAGCACCGCTAGGCCCTGTGGCACCAACTGCTCCGCTAGGTCCTGTTGCACCGATTGGTCCTGTGGCACCTGTATCGCCTTGAACTCCTTGAGTTCCTTGTGGTCCAGTAGCGCCAGTTGCGCCAACATTTCCTTGCGCTCCTGTCGGCCCTGTTGGGCCTTCAATTCCTGTTGGCCCTGTTGCGCCAGTTGAGCCAGTTGCTCCAACTGCGCCTGCTGCGCCCGATGCTCCAGTTGCGCCTGTCGGTCCTGTTACACCTTCGGGGCCTGTCGCACCGATAGGGCCTGTGGAACCTGTAGCGCCACTAGCACCGACATCGCCTTGCACACCTTGCGGGCCTGTGGCTCCAATAGGTCCAGTCGGACCTGTTGCGCCTGTTGCACCGACAGCGCCTGTGGCACCAACTGGTCCAGTAGGACCTGTTGCGCCTGTTAAGCCAACATTGATAAGCAATAATGCAAGAGATTGGAAGTTGCTAAAGTTAGTTGTGCCAGTGCCACCTGAAGAATCTATGATTACTGGAACGGTGCTATAACCGCCAAGGATAGTTGCTGCTGCAGTAACTTTGAACTTCTGAAAATTAGTGTGAACATCTCTATCTTGAATGATAATGAAATCATCTGCTTTTAATAGCGCAATAAAGACATCAATATCATTACCATCAACGTCTAAGTGGTCAATGTTTAATACAGTGGCGTTGATTTGTGTCGCATTGTTCCAACGAATATCGCCAGCGCCAGGGTCACCTGAAGTTGATGATGTATCTGCGCTGTAATCAAATAAACTTGTAGAACCGCCATTTGCACCAGCAGCGCCAGTAGCACCTGTTGCTCCAGTTGGACCTGTCGGACCTGTGACACCAATAGGACCTGTTGGGCCTGTGACACCAGTTGGGCCTTGGATATTTCCTACATCCTGCCACTCACTTTCGGCAACGCTCCAAACATATAAATCACCAGCGCCAACGATATAAGCATCGCCTTGATTGCCAGTTGGATGAGCCGCTTCAAGAGCAGCAAGAGTTGCAAACGAACCAAGGATTTGAATACCTTCACCTTGCGGGCCTGTTACACCTGTTGGTCCAGTTGCACCTGTTGGTCCTGTTGAACCAGTTGAACCTGTGGCACCGCTTGCGCCAACATTTCCTTGAGAACCTGTAGCACCTATCGGTCCTGTTGCACCTGTTGGTCCTACTGGACCTGTTGCTCCAGTATCGCCTTGAGGACCAGTTGCGCCAACATTTCCTTGTGAACCTGTAGCACCTGTAGCGCCGACAACTCCTTGAATACCTTGAATGCCTTGAATACCTTGAGCGCCAGTTGAACCTGTTGGACCTGTTACACCGACAGGACCTGTCGCGCCTGTTGGTCCAGTAATACCAATTGGACCTGTTGCACCTGTTGCACCAACTGGACCTGTAACACCAATAGGTCCTGTGACACCTGTCGGTCCTGTTAAACCTTGAATACCTGTTGCGCCAGTAGCGCCAACTGGACCTGTAACACCAATTGGACCAGTTGCACCAGCAGGACCTGTTGCACCTGTTGGACCGACGGGGCCAGCAACACCAACATCGCTTACAACAACGGTGTTTGTATCTTCATTGATGACAACTGTATTAGACACGGGTTACCTCGCCTGCAACTGTGATTTGGCCTTGAATAAGTCTTGTAACGACCCCACCTGATGAAATTTCTAAATCATAAACATAAAAGCCTGCATCAAGAGCGGCAGTCTGCACTGCTGTTGCTGACAAAACTAATTTACCTTGTGCGCCAGTGATAACAATGCCACCATTTGATGTGTTTAACGTTAAAGCAGCAGTATCAGAATTATAGTTCTGACGTAATTGCATTGCTGCTGTATAGCCAGTTAGATTTATGACAGTTCCAGTGGAATCTTTATAGATAACATTCAAATCCCAATTAGAACCTTGGTCTATTGTAAAATTGTAAATACCAGCAGTCATTACTTCTCCGTTGCCCAGACTAGGAATCCGCCAATTGCCATTAACGCCAGCGGAAGTGAAATCATTGCAACCCCGACGGTAAAGAGCGCAACGCCAAGAACTTCAGCGGCGATTGCCCAATCTATTTTTTTCATTGTTACTCCTTACAGGTTTAGTGAAAAGAATTTTGGAACTGGCGCCTTTGCTTCAGGGGCGCTAGTGGCGCGGTCATAGCCAAAGATGCTGGCAACGGCTGCGTCAATCTTGCGTTTGCTATTTGATTTGCTAACCATTACACCGCGTGAAGATTGCTTTGTCACGCAGTTATTCATATGACGTGCCAAGCGTTCATCGCCATCGTGAGTAAATGATTGGTTCACAACGCCTTCATAAAACTTCTGTGTTGCTGGCACCATACGCTCGGCGCTATTTGGATATGAGACTACTGGCAGTCCTTCTTCATCGAGGACCATAAATGTTCGCTGCCAACGGGCAGGGTCGAAAACAATTTCTCGCACATTGAAACGGCTATCGCGTGCAGTGTTGATAATGGTTTGTTCGACTTCTGCGACTGGAACGTGCCAAGTGTTGTCTGCATCGTTTGGCCTTTCCCATAATCCAACAACCATCAGATGCGGTTTGTCGCCACCAAGTAACCAAGCAACCAAAGCAGTCGAGTCGTTAGAGAACGCGCCATCAAATGCCAAGATAACTTCTTCGCCTGGCTCTGGCTCACGTTCTTTATCAATCAATGCTTCCCAGGTTCCAGAAGGAAGCCAGGCAGTCTGAGTAGATGTCCAGATGTTCAACCTTTTGGTTTTGAATTCTGCTTCTGGCGTCCTCAACACTGCACTGGCAAAGTCATCGGCGGCACATATGTCGCCATAACCTGGGTTTGCAATCAGCCAGGCTTCTTCAGTTCTAAAATCAATTAAATCATTACCTTCATACCAAGCAAAGAAAAATGATGGGTCATTTACTTCACCGCTTACAATTCGTTTTCCGTAATTGTAAAGGTCATAGCAAAGTGAATCTTTACCGCTTGAATCTACTTTTACACCAGCAGTGGTAATTGCTACCAACATCGGGTCTTGTCTTGCGCCCATTGCCAGTGACATTACATCAAAGAGTTCACGATTTGGTTGTGCGTGTAATTCGTCAAAGGCTACAAAGGTTGGCGATAGACCTTCTTTGGTAAATGCTTCAGCCGATAGCGCTCGATAACTTGTGCCATTCTTTGGGTTGTAAATGGCATCGCGATAGACCTGCAAGAATTGCAATTCAGGTTCTAATCGAATCATCTCTTTGACAGTGCCAAATACAATCTTGGCTTGGTCACGGTCAGCAGCACAAGAATAAATCTCGCCACCTTGTGGTCCAAGAACTAGATGTTCTAATGCCACAGATGATAGCCAGGCTGATTTACCTTGCTTGCGGGGAAGGCCAATCAAGGCAATCTTATGTTTTAACTTGCCATTTTCTTTGACAGCAAATAGATTGCGAGTTAATTCCTTTTGCCAATCGCGGAATATCAATGGCTCGCCAGAATTACCTGCAACTGAATCTTTAGTTATCTTGCAAAGTGCTTCGGCGAAGTCAATGACATCATCACCGCGAGAGCCTTGATATTCGTCTGGTGACACTGCCGAGATGTATTTCGGTGGCCATCCCCCAATGGCTGTCATTACTTATCCCGTTTATTTCTTCGCGCTAACAATTCATCTAAGGCTGATGCCTTTTGAACTTCAGCAACACCAAGGCGTGAACGTGATGTCGGGTCAAAGCCTAAAGCCGCTAATGATTCACGAAAGGCTTTATTGACTGCTGTGAATGCGCGTGCATCTGCTGCTTCAAGTGTTGCCATAAATTTATTTTGAGCAGCGACGTTTGCATCAGCCAATCTGCACGCTGCTTCAACTGCTTGCATATCTGAATCAGGCGAGAGCCAAGTGATTGCGTGCGCCCAAGCGCGTTCCCATAATCTTGCGCCTTCTGCTTGAAGGTACGCAGGTGTTGGTGGGATTTCGCGTGCCATCGCAAGCGGCGTCACGCTGGCCAACGCAGGCAAAGGTCGCTGGCCTGGGTTGCCAGTTGCTCTTTTAATTTCATTTGGTTTCGGTGGTCTGCCCGCTGTCATTTTTTCCTTTTCAAATAAAAAACAAAATAAAACTGAGTTTCATAATTTCGCAGAGATGTGCGTTGCCAGGGCGTCGGGGTAGATACACGCTCAAGCCTATGAGGATTTTAGGCGTACGGGAAGATGCCACGGGGGGGTGTTCTATCTATCGCCTTTTTCGCTATTGCATTTTCTGCACAACACTTGCAGGTTCGATATTTCATAACGCAATGATGGGTCCAGGTCCACCAGTGGAATAATGTGGTCAACTGTTAAATCTTTTGTTGCTCCACATTGTTTGCACCAAGGATGAATGGCACGAAGTTGTTTAGATAACTTTCGCCATTTGTAATCATAACCTTTATCTGACCTTGAAGGTCTAGCCCTCTCCCGTACCCTGCCACACGGCTTACATCTTGACGCTCTTACTATCACACCGCAATCAACGCAAGGTCTAGGAAGCATCATCGTGTTTAACAAGATATTCAATCGCCATTGCAAGATGTGATTGGCTATCCTTAAAGAATCCTAAACCTGAATTACATCTCCAACATAACAATCCACGAATCTTTAATGTTTCGTGATTGTGGTCAATGATTAACTTCTTATTAATCTCTTGAGCAGTGATGCCACATATTGCACACGCATTGTTCTGTTCATCGAGCAATGTTTCGTAATCTTCACGATTACCATTGCGAACAACCTTCCGATGAATCTGCCGACACGTTCTGCATATGTTGTGTCTTTTGTTTTCACTTATATTTGTGAATCTAAAATTATCTAATGAGAGAACTCTAAGACATTTACGGCATTGCTTAGTGTCCTCATTCGATGTCCTCATCTTCTTCATCATCCATTTCCAAACCGAGTGAAGCCATTCGGTCATTGATAGGCAATGACATATACATCGTCAATGTGGATTGAACTGCTCTTGAGAGCAGAGTTTCGATTGCATCAAAAGGCAATGATTCATCCGTTGATAATTCTGTCTCAACTTCACCAATACTAATTTGAATGTTTAGCATCCTTTGATTTCCAATCGTGTGTCTAGTAGTTCATCTATGAACTGCTCAACAATCTCACGTTGTTCGCTGGAGAAGTCTGACTTGTTGCGAGTAACCGCTGCGTGGAACAGGGCCTCATCTATCTCTTTAATTTGACTGGAGATAGCAGAATCTGATAACGATAGTGTACCAGGTTCTTTTGACAACATTTGTCAAATCTTCTTAGCATCAATGATGGCCGAGAGGTCATACATCTTGCCACGTCGTTCGATGTTGAATTTCCTAATGATTCGATAGATTTCTCTTTGGGTCATCTGTAACCAAAGGGCAATGGCTTCTACATCTAGGAAGAACTTCCTATTTGGATTACTCATTGCCAATGCCACCAATCTCAAGACAGTCCAACTTTGTTTGCATCCAAAGCAAGTTACATCAGTGTTTAAGTTCTCCACATCAATGACTACAAACTTTTTGCAATCATCAGTCGGACAAGGTATTCGCCTGACTTGTTCTTTGAATTGCTTTGCGGCTGCCCGACCCTTTGCGTGCAACCCCAAAACTTCCCCTACGAATTCTAAGGCCCAGACCTGCGACATTGACCATTCCAGGTGGGTCAGATGAAAGTCACAGGTTGCCTGGACTTCAGCCTCAATAGTTGGTTCGCGTGGCACCAGCGCGGGCGGGGTCAGGCGCCTATCCTCACGGATGACCTTCTCCCAGGAATGAAAGATGCTTAGTAAGTCATTTGCCATAACAAAGTCCAGGGCATTGACGTTTATCCCAATCGAGCGTTCGGCGCTGACAATGCCACTGCCCGTGCGCCCTGGTTGCAGGAAGAAGCCTGCTTGCCAATGAAGTTCAGGTAACTCTGCTAGTGCAGCCCTTACCCGCGCCATACATCTGATGCAGGCTGCCTTATCCTTAGAGTGACGATTGCAGATGACACATTGCATTAGAACGGAACTCCCTCTGATTGGCTTCTGGCTTTGATTGGTTCTGCCCAGTAATTAGGGGCGCTCTCTATCGTCTCAAACAAACTCATATTAGAACAATGATGCTCTGCCAGAACCACACGGTCTTTACCTGGGGTAGCCCATCTGATTCTGTTAACCGACCTTTCAACCGCTTCAAATGAGACTCTGGTTCTATGCGCCTCAAATGTCTGAAGCCCTGAAATCTTCTTGATGATTTCTTCCTCAATGGTCAGCCGCTCCTTACCCAATACTTTGGCAAAGCCTGCCCAAGAGATACCTGACCAGACAACGGCGGCGCAACGATTACATATGATGGGTTTGAAATCTCCAGTCATATTACAAACCTTCCCGCCGCTGAACCGAACCGAACCTGAACCCCTCTAAAGAGGGGGTTCAGAGGTTCGGTTATTCGGTGCTTTTGCCAGTTTTTATAGGTTCGGTCAGGTTCGGTTAGGTTCGGTTGGTTATTCATCAGGATTCCAAGCATTAACATCATTTGCAAGAAAAACAGATTTATGACAAAACAGATTCTTTTGTCCAGCCTGACGGACACCAACACTTCCTTTGGCAACAAGATAATCAAGAGCGGTCTTTACCATATCGCTACCCATCCCATTGCCTTCCTCACGAAGTTTGCGTTTGATGTCATTAAAGTTCATCTCATATCCGTGACGTTCTAAGAACTGACTGACCTGCTCCATCCTTTGTTCATTACTTGATAAAATCACCGTTCCACCTGAGATGGAAACTGTAATGCCACCATCGGCGACAGAGCGCAGATTCACAATGCCAAGGGTCTTGGCGTCG